TGCCGAGGCCATGCAGGCGGTCCACCCGAGCGGGAACCCCATGAGCCACTCGACCCACGTCGGGTTCAGAGAGCCACTGACCGGACGACTGCTCTCGTCCGCCGCTCCGCGCCGCCAACCGCCCTTTTTCTGGATCACGGTCGCCAAGCTGGACGACTTCGCCTTGGTGTTGTGGTTCGCCCCTTGCGCGTGATGGTCCCGCGTAGAGGGTGTTGGCCAGAGCGGCGCGAGAAAGTTCCGTGGCGAGCGCCCCCCTGAACGCATCGCCAAAGCCTTCGTGTTGCTCGCCTCTGGGGTAGGCAACAATCCAGATGCGGTCTCGGCGGTGAGGGGCGCCAACGGCTGACGCTGGTATGCAATCCCACTCCGCATCGTACCCGAGCGCGGCCAGGTCTCCGAGAACGTCCCCAAGCCCTCGACCAAGGAGAGCTGCGACGTTTTCCACGTAGACGTTTCGGGGTCGAAGCTCGCCAATGAGCCGTGCATAGTGCCTCCAGAGCCCGGAACGCTCTCCGGTGATGCCCGCGCCCTTCCCGGCGAAGGAAATGTCCTGACAGGGGAAGCCGCCGCAGATCGCATCGACCGGCCCGACTTGCTCCCCGGTGAGCTTGGTCACGTCGTCGAAGATCGGGACCGCCGGCCAGTGGTGCGCCAGCAGATGCCGGCACTTCGGCGCGATTTCGCAAAACGCCGCCGTCTCATAGCCAGCCGCTTCCAGCCCAAGGCTGAAGCCGCCGATACCGGAAAACAGGTCAAGAAGGCGCGGGCGCTGGGAGTGTGCGTTTGGGCACACGGATGGGTGGGGTTGTTCGGCCATCAAACCTCCTCCTCCTGACGAAGACGAAGGGCCAAGCGAAGGGCGTGGTCTTGTCGAATGCGGTCTTGAACAACCTCGTCAAACGGCTCGATAAATCCTCTGTGGATAGCCACAAACGTTTCCCGACACCGAATTACACACCAGTCACGCGGCCCTAACAGCCAATCCAGATTGATCATGCCGCTTCCCTTTCAAACACCACGCCTTCACGGGCGCCGAACGCTTCGATAATCAGGAACAGATCGGAGAACTCGGACTTCGACAGATCGGAGGAAGACCGGCCAAGGTTCACGAACCCCGTTCCGTCCAGGTTCGGGGCCATGCGGGTTTCTCGCTTGAGGGCGTCGAGGAAAATCAGCTTCCAGTCATCCGCCGCGAGCCTGAGCCCGTGCCATTCGACCTGACGCGCGACCTCGGTCAGCATGGCCCACATACGGGCGTTCTGATCGTTGGACCGCTTGGCTTCCTTGAACTCGACACGGGTTCCCGGCGGGCCATTGAGACACCACGTGGCGGCTCTCTGGCGGTCAGCCTTGGTCCTGAGAATGACGGTGGCGCGGCTCACGATAGGTAATCCTTGCGTCAGGCCATGCGGCCTTGATGGCAGACAGTCAGGCGGCTTCCCGGGCGTTCAGGTCGATGCCCAGATCACGGGCGACAGCCTCGGCATGTTCGCGAAGCTCGATGCGCCAGCCCTGCGGAAGCGGGCGGATTTCGTCGGTGTTCTGACGGCACCAGTCGCGCCATTCCGGCCCGCCCGTGATGGCGGACAGTTCGGCCCGCATTTCCTCAAACCGCTCGCCGAGCCCGTCCTTCTTGGCTTGGTTGGCAGTCAGGCCGTAGCCGTCACAGCCCCACCAGTCCTTGCCCTCGGGGTGAACCGACAGGTTCGGCGTCTTGGGCTTGGGCGGGTCATTGGCGACGACCTCATGCGTGGTCGAGTCAGCGTCGTTGTCGCCTTCCGTGGGGATGCAGAAGGCCTGCATGGCGGCGTACTTGTAGGCGGCGCTCATGGCCTTGTTCGTGGCCTTGTCGCCGCTGTCCATCGCCTCGCCGTAGGTCTTCACCACATGAGCCGAGCCGTCTTCGGCGCATACCAGGGTGAACTCCATGTCCACGGTGACGTAGAACAGCGCCGTACCCTTTTGATTTTTGCGTTCGACCAGCTCGCGGCTGAGAACCCGAGGCAGCATGACGAGGCCGTGCGCCGACAGGATCGGGGACAGCGCGTTGTAAACGTCGTCGATCCCCCGGAACTTGTAGCCCTGCTGCTGGTTGCTGCGGCCCTTCGCAATGCCCTCTTTGGCGATGTCGGCCATAACGCCAGCGATGGCGGCATATACCTTCGGCGTGTCGTTCTTGGTGGTCATTTCGAATTGTCCTTGAAGTGCCGTTCGATCAAAGACCGTCCAGCGATGTAGAGAACCAGCCCGGCAACGGTGATCATCAGGCCTTGAATGTCGTTGTTGGTGATGGCGTGGGTCATTGGCGATCATCCACCGGAAGGATCATGATGCGGTATTGCGGAACCCCATCGCTCTCGACGGTGACCTCGTGGCCGATCTCGATCATGTCAGCGACGGCGCGGAGAACATCGCTGGTCACGTCGTGGCGCGGTTCTTTGAGGCGCTGGCCATCCTTGGTCGGATAGCCCGCCATGATGCGCCTTCCGAGCGACGTGCAGGCAACACGGAGGCGGCTCACTTCGGAATCCCCCTCTTTGCGGCCTTGGCGTCGTTGATGATCTGGTCCAGGTCAGCCCGTGCTTTTCGGCAGGCTTCAGGAGTGGTCCAGCTTTCGAGGAGAGGGGCGAGACGACGGCCAGCGGCTACGATGGACGACAGTTCAGCCCGTAGTTCGGGGGCGAGGATGAAGGCGGTCATTGGGCGTCTCGCGGCGTGCAAGTCCAAGAAGTGGACGTGTAAACGTCAACGTCAAAAACTTGGTGGCAGGCATCGCACTCCATGTCCGTGAAGTTCATTTCGTCGTAGAAGTAGCTGTCGTCTGCGGTATACTGACGCTCGCAATAGGGACATTTCGGGCCTTCGTGGCTGTAGGTCTCTTCGGTCATTGGGCGTTCACCTGTGCAGCTTGACGCCAGAGCCGAGCGGCCCGCATGGCGACGTTGAGTTGGTTGAGGAGCTGGGTTGCCTGCCGGACCTGGTCGATGTCGTTGAACAGGGCGCCGTCGATCCCGGCCTGCGTGATGTCGTCGATCAGGGTTTCGGTCATGCGGGGCGTAACGACGATCAGATGACCGCCACCGCCGTTCCACATCACATCGCCAGCGCATTGGCTGAAGGTGAGGGGGGTCATGCTTCACCCGTGGTGTTATTGGGTGACGAGCCGTCCTTGCGATTGCCCGGCGTCTTCGAGGCGAGGCTGATCGCGGCGCTATGGCGCATCAGCAGGCCCAGCACGTCGCGGGGCTCAACAAAGACGCAACCGGCGATGATCCGACCCGCCGCCAGCAATTCCACGGCAGCGTCGAGGGCCTCATTCGCGGCTGTCAGTGACTCACGCAAGGACGGCGCGTCACTACTGATCTTGCTCATGCCCACACCGCCATGAACACAATCACCAACCAGATACAGGCAATGATGACGGTAAGGCCGAGGACGTTTTCGAGGATGCGGATCATTGGTCCCACTCCGGGTAATCGTCCTCGGGCGGGTTCTCGGCAAAGCTGGTCAAAACCCGCTCGTCTTCCGACGCGGTCAGGGTGATGCGCGGGGCGTCGGCCAAATGCTCATCCGATACCAGCCAAGCGTCGATCACCTCCGCTTCCATACCTTCTGCGGGATAGCAGTTCTCCGGCGCCCCATATGTCTGGGCGGAGCAGCCCCACGAGTGCACTGCGATTTCAGCGCAAAACTCGGTTTCCCCGTCATCGCGGATGGCGGTGTGGAAGAAGGTCGCGCTCATCGGCCAATCCCCGCAAAGCGCCGATCCTCGCTGGCCCCACAAGCGCATTCCTTGCAGACGCGCTCATTGTTCCAGCCGTAGTCGGTGTCATGTTCAGTGGTGAACAGTTCGCCGCAGTCGTCGCAGGCGTGCAGGTTGTCACCGATGAAATCTGCCAGTTCATCAGCGTCATACGTCGCGCCAAGGTAGTCAGCGATATAGGCGCGGCCTTCGTCTGTGGTGGGGTCGAGGTGCATGTCTGCGCTCCCTGTTGGTGTCCCCATATGACGCTTGAACGGAAATGCCGTCAATCATAAAAATGCTGTTGCCCCAAATTTTCTTTCGCGGTAGCGTAGTGGTCATGAAGCAGCTCGACCCCATGCTTGAAGACATTCGCAGCCGCGCCAAGGCGGCTCGCATTCCCATCGGGACCATTATGCGCCGGGCCAACAAGCGCCCCGCTACGTGGTCAGACTGGCAAAACGGCAAGTCGCCGAAGCTGGAAACCGTGCGTGACGTGCAGGCCGCCCTAGAGGCAGAGCTAGCAGATCGTGCGGCATGATATACGTCCGGCCATCCCTCCCCCGCGAGGTTGGACGTTGCGCGCCAGTAGACTACGCGCGCCGGGGAGGAGGTGCCCGCCCGCCTCCTCCCCAAATCTTTCTTGTGCGTTTGCGCAAAGAAAAACCCGGCGCTGGAACGCCGGGCTCACCGCCCCAAGGGGCAAATCAAAAGGACTAAGACATTATGGCAAAAGTCGCCGTGTTTTCCAAGCCTATCTCGCCCGCCGCGCAGCTTGAAGCGTGGCTTCAGCGGGGTCGCGATGAAGTGTTTTCGGTTACTACTGAACTGACGCCGGAGCTTGCGCAGCTTCTGCTGGATCGCAATGCAGACAACCGCCCCGTTTCAGTTCAGGCGGCTGGCGTTCGCAACGTCGCGTCCTACGCCGCCGCCATGTGGCGGGGTGAGTGGATGCTCAATGGATCAACGCTGGTCGTCGCCAATACGGGCGAACTGAACGACGGGCAGCATCGCTGCATGGCCTGCATCGAAGCCGATGTGTCGGTTCCCATCACCATAGTTTTCGGCGTTGATCGGGACACTCGCACGACGCTGGATCAGGGCCGCGCGCGTTCGCCGGGCGACATTCTGGCGATGGTCGGAGAGACCAACACGAACATTATGGCCACCTATCTCCAGTTTCGCTGGATGATTGAGGCCGGGCGCCCGCTGACCGACCGTGTGACCCAGGACGAGCTTCTCGACGCTTTGGCGCGCTTTCCGAACTTCCACGCACATCACGCGACAGTTGGCCTCTATGCCAAGCGCCAGAAGCTGTCGGCGGGGTACATCGCCGGTTCGCACGGCATTTGCGCCGAAGCCAATCCCGAGGCTGCTGCCCGTTTCTCTGAAATGGTCTGCACGGGGGTTGGCATTCCGAACGTGAACAGCCCGGCTGCCCGGCTGCGGCGGATTTATGAAGATGTGCGCGCGAAGGAGGGCCGCACAACGCGCGCTGAACATTCAGCCCTTTGGATCAAAGGCTTCAATAACTTCTGTCGTGGCCGCACTGGCCCGCTTGGCTGGCGTGACAAGGATAAGGGCGAGGCGTTCCCGCAGGCGGTGCGGGCATGAAGACGCAAAGCATACTGATGACGGACATTCAACGGAAAGACCGCCTTCGGGCGGTCGATCCGGTCCGCGTGTCGTCGCTCGCAGCATCCATTCGTGAGATCGGGCTGCGGACGCCGATCACCGTCACTCAGGCCGAAGAGGCGGGAGAGCCCGTATATCGGCTGGTCGCGGGCGCTCACCGCCTTGAGGCGATGGCGCAGACGGGCGCGGACTACATCGAAGCGTTTGTTATGCCTGACGACCCGCTGGCGGCTGCGCTCTGGGAGATTGACGAGAACTTCGCCCGCGCTGAGCTGACCGATGCCCAACGCGCTGACCACCATGTCAGGCGCGAGGCCATCCTGATCAGGATGGGGGAGGTGTCCAAATCTGGACAAGGTGGGGACCGCCGATCAAACGACAAATTGTCGCTTGGTTCATACGCCGACCGCGCCTCCGCTGACCTTGGCGTCGATAAGCGCACGGTTCAGCGCGACCTCCGCCGTGGAAAGAACATTGCCCCGGACGTGCTGGCAGAGATTTCCGGGACGGACATGGACAAGGGCGTGGTGCTGGACGCTCTTGCGGGCGTCCCCCAGTCCGATCAACGCGCCAAGCTGGCCGAGATCACCCTTCGCCGCCAAGAGGCCGAGCGGATGCGGAAAGAGGCAGAAACGGCCAACCGCAACACAGACCGCGCCATCGCCATCACGGACGCGGAACAGTTCGCGCAGTGGCTTCTCGCTCGCACGGACCTCAATGAGCTTCCTGTGATTATCGGGTGGCTGACCGGCGTGAAGTCGTCAGACGTCATTGCGGCCCTTAAGCGGGGGGCCGCGTGATGTTCAACCTCCTTTCCAAGCTTCGCGCCTCGAAGGCCCGCAAGATCGCCAAGGCCAACGCCGACAGCGCCTACAGTCAGGCCAAGGCCCGCTACGACCTCGCCACCAAGGCCCGGCAAACTCAGGACCAGCACCACGCCGCTTTGACGCTCAAGGGCGCCCAGACGGAACGGCTTCGCCTGGAGCTTGGCCGATGAGCCGCGAAGAGATCATCGGTGATTGCCGCCTGATCCTCGGGGACTGCCGGGACATCCTGCCTACGCTGGGGAAGGTGGGTCTCTGCCTCCTAACAGACCCCCCTTACGGGATCGACTACGGAAAGCGGATGAAAGGCAAAGGAGACGGGAGGGGCGGGTTGGACGCAAATCGCTGGAAAGATTACGGCGCATTTACTTGGGATGAATCCCGGCCCGACGCCACCGTATTCGACGCCATGAGGGCGGCAACCGACCAGCAGATCATCTGGGGCGGAAACTACTTCACCGACATACTGCCCCCGACCATGCAGTGGCTCGTTTGGGACAAATGCCAGCGGGATTTCTCTCTCGCTGATTGCGAGTTCGCTTGGTCAAGCCAGCCTGCTGCCGCCCGCATTTTCAGCTATTCTAGGCCGCATGCTCTCAGGGATGGTCGGGAGCATCCGACCCAGAAGCCGGTCGAGTTGATGAAGTGGTGTCTTGGGTTTCTCCCGAAGGCCAAGGCCATCCTTGACCCGTTTATGGGCTCTGGCACAACCGGCGTTGCCTGCGCCATGACAGACCGCACCTTCATCGGCATCGAACGCGAGCCATCCTATTTCGAGATTGCCGTCCGCCGTATCGAAGAAGCCTACCGCCAGCCCCGCCTATTCGCCGAGCCTGAACCCAAGCCCGTTCAAGAAGCGTTGGCCCTATGACTGGTCGCAGCGTTCCTGAATGGGTTGCCGAGCACCCTGACCAAGCAATCCCCAAGCGCGTGAAGTTGCGCATCTGGGAGCGCGAAGGTGGGCGATGCAGCCTGACCGGCCGGAAGATCAAGGCCGGTGAGCCGTTCGACTACGAGCACCGCACCCCGCTTTCGATGGGCGGCGCCCATGCCGAGGGGAACATCGTCCTCGCCCTGCGTGAAGCTCACCGCGCCAAGACGGCGAGTGAAGCTGGCGCCCGTGCCAAGGCGGATCGCATCCGCGCCAAGCACCTCGGCATCGCCCCCCCTCCAACACGCAAACTGCAAAGCCGTGGCTTCGCAAAACGATGGGAAGTCTGATGAGCGAACTCAAAGACCGCGAAGCTCTCATTCGCAACATCTATCCAACCGCCTCCGCTCTGACGCTGGAGGCGCTTGCCAAGACCTACGGCTGGTCGCTGACGGCCCTGAGAACCCATGCCGCCAACCTGGGCGTCAAGCGCGACCCGGAGGCTGCCAGAGCGTGCAGATCGAAGTCTGCTTATATCGCTCAGGCCCGGGCCCGCGAATATCAGGAGGCCATGCCCGGCGTCACGCCCGGCAGTGATGCTCGATACGCCCGCGCCTGCCTCGATCAGGGCGGCTTCGCCAGCTTCGTCCAGCACAACGGCACAACCATCTTCGGCCACGCCGGGAAAGTGTGGCGCTGCCCATGAGCGCCCCCCCCTACATGCCTCTCTACGTCGGCGACTATCTGGCCGACACGACCCACCTGGACGGCGTTGAGAGCGGCGCCTACCTGCACCTGCTCATGGCTATGTGGCGGGCTGGTGGGAAGCTTCCGGCGAACGACGACAAGCTGGCCAAGCTGACGAAGCTCACCCCGAAGCAATGGGCCGCCGTGAAGCCTGCCGTGCTGGAGTTTTTCACCCGCCGGGGAGCCTCGATTTCGCATGGTCGCCTGTCCAAGGAACTGGCCAAGTACCATGACAAGTCCGTGCGTCTCTCAGAGGCCGGAAAACGCGGTCAGGTCCAGAAGCGTAATAAAAACAACGCCAAGGCACTAAGGGTGGCTTCAACCACCCTTAAGCAACCAGAACCAGAACCAGAGGATAGGGAAGAAAGGCTACTGCATAGCCTTTCCCCTATCCTCTGCACGGACGACGCCGCGCGCCATGAAGGCGCGACGCCGCCCATGCTGAGGGTTGTTGAGCGAGAACCGTTGGAAGTTCGGAAAGCCGTGGTCGCCTCGATTGGTCGCGGCCTGCCGAAAGTCGTTCACACCCCGCCAAGCGAGACAGCCTCGCAGATGGCCGAACGCCTGCGAAAGGCCCTGGCATGAGCCGCGTTGAAACCATTGGCGACTGCACCCTGTATCTGGGGGATTGCCGGGACATCCTGCCTACACTGGGGAAGGTGGATGCGGTGGTGACTGACCCGCCATATGGGATTGGGGAGGCGGCAGGTAAATCGGCCACCCGAAAAGGCCTTGGGCCGACACGCGATTATGGAAATGATCAGTGGGACAATGAGCCCATCGCTCCCGAGACAATGGCCCTGGTTCGATCCGCAGGCCGCTGGAACATCATATTTGGGGGCAATTACTATGCCAGCCCAGCGACATCCTGCTGGCTGGTCTGGGACAAGCTGAACGGCGAGAACGACTTTGCCGATTGCGAGCTGGCGTGGACCAATCTCCCCAAGGCCGTCCGCCGCATCCGCTATCTCTGGAACGGGATGCTCCGCGCCAACGGTGAGGAGCGCGGCGACCATCCGACGCAAAAGCCCCTCGGCGTCATGCGCTGGGCTCTCCAGCACCTTCCTGCCGACGCCAAGACCGTCATTGACCCATTCATGGGGTCAGGGACCACGGGCGTAGCGTGCGCGCTGCAAGGTCTGACGTTCACCGGCATCGAGCGCGAGGAGCGATATTTCGACGCCGCCTGCCGCCGCGTCGAAGAAGCCTACCGCCAGCCCCGCCTGTTCGCCGAGCCTGAACCCAAGCCCGTGCAGGAGACGCTAGCCCTGTGACCGACCGCACCCGCTACACAATGAAGATGGCCTTCAAGGTCAAGTTAGGCGTCTGGTTCACTGACACTGAACTAGACCAGTTCCTCGACTACCTGAACAGCCAAGGCATCAAGATTGAGGAGAGGGCGGAGTGACGGGCGATTGTGAAGGCAAGGTTCGGTTCAACAGCGCGCTGCTCGCTGCGAAGGTAGTTCAGCGCCACCGCGAGGATCGACGGAAGGCTTATCGCTGCGACGTTTGCGGCGGCTGGCACTTGGGAACGGCAAAACGGACGGTGCACATGAACATGCGCCGCCGCTGGATGATGGAGGATGCTGACGCATGACCTGGCGCCTGTTGTACGTCCGCCCTCAGTCCGAGAGCCGCTATCACGCCTGCCTCGCTGAACGCGGCTTCCATGCCTACGTCCCCAAGGAGACGGTATGGCGCGGGGTAGGGGTCCGCCGGGCTCCTGCGATCAAGCCCCTCCTGCCGGGCTACGTCTTTGCCGATCTGACCGACGAGCAGCTTGCCGAGGCTGCCCATCTCCCCGAGGTCATCTACATCGTCCGAATGCCAGGTAGCGGACCCGCCGTCATCCCGAGCAAGTTTGTTGACGAGCTTAAGACCAAGGAGGCCAAGGGAGGCTTCGACAAGACCCGCAAGGAGCGTCAGCAAGCCAAGCGCATAGGCAAGCCCCTGAGGCCCGGTGAGCAGTTCGAGGTCATGTCCGGCGTGTGGGCGGGCCACATCGGGGAGATTGCCCGTGCTGTTGGCTCCAAACGGGCTGAGGTCATGCTTTCCGTGTTTGGGCTGGCCCATCCTGTCGTGATGGACTTCGCCAATATGAAGCCGGTTGACGATGATGCAGAATCGCAGGCCGCATGAAACCACCGCTTGCGTTTCTCGCGAACACTGGCACTATATGCGGTGATCGGGGTCGGGCAAATGCGCCCATCGTATAATCGGCTCCAGCGGAGCGGCCCCCAAAGCCTCGCCTAGCCCTCAGGGCCATAGCGAGTGCGAGTGCTACCGCTATTGTAATGACGTTGGCTTCCAATGCTGCGTCCCGCTCCCCTTCCGTGCCTACACCGTGCAAAGTTGCGGCGCGGTCGGGGAGCTTCCCCATTCAGGCCCGGCACGGCCTCACCCACGCATAGCGCATACATGACCGCTTGACCGTGGCCTGAGCCCCTTCGCCTCCAGCCCCGAAAGGAGAGCCCCATGAAGAAGTCCAAAGGCAAAGGCCGCAAGTGCTAGTCCGACAGGAGGACATTCCTCCGTCGAAACAATGGACGCCTTGGAAGTTCGCCAGGGCAAAGCGTTCCCCCAATCGTCAGGAAGCCGAAGAGGTCTGACACCCCGTGCAAGTTCATAGCTATTTGCCAAGCAACTTCAGTTGGAAACCCTCGGGCGATAAGACGCCTACTGACAAGCAGATCATCCAGCACATGAGGGACAGGGGCTGCGTTGACTTGGTCACGGTCGCTTTCCCAGATCATCGCTACGATCTATGCCTTCAGAGCGGGAACAAGATCAACGCCGTTCGCTATGACGAAGTGGCCCGCGCATGGTTGGCGCGATGAGTGGTGGCCGTCCATCCAAATACGACCCGGTCTATTGCGACCAGATTCTAGAGGACGCCAAAGAGGGTCTAAGCCTTACGGCGTTTGCCGGTGGCATTGGCGTAGCGCGTTCGACCATCAACGAATGGATGGGCGCGCACCCTGAGTTTTCGGAAGCGGTAAAGAAACACGCCGCCATTCGGACCCGTGTCCTTGAGCAAGGGCTGTTGTCGTCAGAGCAGGGCCCGCGCGTTACGGCCCGCATCTTCGCCCTCAAGAACGCCGCTCCCGAGGAGTGGAGGGACCTTAAGGCCATGGAATTGAGTGGTCCTGAGGGGGGTCCTATTCCGGTACAGCGCATTGAACGCGTGATCGTTGACCCGAATCCTACAGATACCGACCGCTAGGGTTTTCGCGCCGCTTCTGGAGCCCGCGCGATACAAAGGCGCCCACGGCGGACGAGGCTCGGGGAAGTCGCATTATTTTGGCGGCGCGATGGTTGAGGCGCACCTTTACGAGCGCGGCGAGCTGTCGGTCTGTGTGCGTGAGGTCCAGAAGTCGCTGGCGCAGTCTGCCAAGCGGTTGTTGGAGGGCAAGCTAAGCCAGTTTGGGCTGGGTGAGGCTGACGGCTTCAAGGTCTTCAACGACGTTATCGAGACGCCCGGCGACGGACTGATCGCATTCCAGGGGATGCAGGATCACACGGCTGAATCGGTCAAGTCGCTGGAGGGATTCAGGCGCGCGTGGGTGGAAGAGGCGCAGGCCCTTAGCCAGCGTAGCCTGACGCTGCTTCGCCCGACGATCCGCGCTCCTGGCTCGGAGTTGTGGTTTTCATGGAACCGGACGCGAAAGACCGATCCTGTCGATGCGTTGTTGACCGGCCCCGGCGCACCGACGGGAACGGTCGTGGTGCGCGCCAACTGGTCAGATAATCCGTGGTTCCCCGCTGAGCTTGAGCAAGAGCGCAGAGATGACCAGCGCGATAGGCCGGACTTGTACGACCACATTTGGGAAGGCGATTACACGAAGATCACCGAAGGCGCGTACTACGCAGCTTGCCTAACGCTAGCGCGCGCGCAGGGCCGGATCGGCAGGGTTTCCGCCGATCCGCTGATGACGATCCGCCTATTTGTAGACATCGGCGGCACGGGCGCAAAGGCAGACGCCTTCACCATCTGGGCAATGCAGTTCATTGGCCGCGAAATTCGCGTGGTGAACTACTACGAAGCCGTAGGCCAGCCGCTCGCTACGCATCTGAACTGGATGAGGGAACAGGGCTACACGCCCGACCGCGCTCAAGTTTGGTTGCCGCACGACGGGGGAACCAACGACAAGGTTTACGACGTGTCGTTTGAGTCCTCGTTTCGGGCGGCGGGCTATGTCGTCACGGTCGTGCCCAATCAAGGCAAAGGGGCGGCCAAGGCGCGCATCGAAGCCGGTCGCCGCCTGTTTGCGTCCATGTGGTTCAACGAAGAGGCCTGCCAAGGCGGCCTAGAGGCCCTTGGGGCTTACCACGAGAACAAGCACGAAAAGACCGGCGTGGGGCTTGGACCCAAGCACGACTGGTCGTCGCACGGCGCTGACGCCTTCGGGCTCGGCTGCGTCGCTTACGAAGAACCAACGATCAAACGAACAACCACCCGCCCCGTTCATGGTGGCGCTGGTAGCTGGATGGGCTGATGGACGACGAGAAGGGCGAGGGCGTACTGCACGAAGCGCGCGAAGCGTTCGAACTCGCGCAGGAAGCCGAACAGCAGAACCGCGAAGCCTTCAAGGACGACCTGCGGTTTGCCCGTCTTGGCGAGCAGTGGGACGAGCAGGTCCGCAAGCAGCGTGAACTCGACGGGCGCCCTTGCCTGACGGTGAACAAGCTCCCGGCGTTCATCCGCCAGGTAGTCAACGACGCCCGCCAGAACAAACCCTCGATCAAGGTTCACCCGGCGGACAGCCAAGCCGATGTGGCTGTGGCTGACATCTACTCCGGCCTGATCCGCAACATCGAGTACACGTCAGACGCGGACGTTGCCTACGACACGGCGCTGGAGTGCGCGGTCACCGGCGGGTTCGGGTATTTCAAGATCAACACCCGCTATGCCACGGACGACAGCTTCGAGCAGGACATCTGCATCGAGCGCATCGCCAACCCGCTGGCCGTGTTCGGCGACCCGTTCTCGACGGCGGCTGACAGCTCCGACTGGAACAGCGCGTTCATCGTGGACTTCGTGTCCAAGGATGCGTTCGAGCGGGACTACAAGGGCGAGCCGGTCAACTGGAACGATGACCCCTACGTCGGGCTGAACGATCCGTGGCTGAGCGCCGAGGGCGTGCTGGTCGCTGAGTACTGGGTGCGTGAGCGGATCAAGAAGACGATCCTGCTGCTTTCCAATGGCGAGGTCATCGACCAGAAGGAATATCAGGCCAATCTTGAGCTGTTCCAGGCGGCGGGCATCGAGCCGGTCGGCCAGCCTCGGGAGACGGAAAGCTTCAAGGTCAAGCAGCACATCCTGTCGGGCGCCGAGGTGCTCAAGACGGTGGAATGGCCGGGCAAGTACATTCCGATTGTCCCCGTCTACGGCGAGGAAGTGAACTACGAGGGCAAGCGCATCTGGCGCTCCCTGATCCGCGACGCGAAGGACTCGCAGCGGATGTACAACTACTGGCGCACGATGGCGACGGAACTGGTCGCCCTTGCGCCCAAGGCCCCGTTCATCGGAAAGCGCGGCACATTCGAGACTGACGCCCAGAAGTGGGAAACCGCCAACTCGATGAGCCATGCGTACATCGAGTACGATACCGAAATGCCTCAACGGCAGGTGTTTGCGGGTGTGCCCGCTGGCGCGCTGCAAGAGGCCCTGTCCACGTCGGACGAGATGAAGGCCATCATGGGGATGTACGACGCATCCCTCGGCCAGCGTTCGAACGAGACGAGCGGCAAGGCCATCATGGCTCGCCAGAGGGAAGGGGACGTGTCCACGTTCCACTTCATCGACAACCTCACGCGGGCCATTCGCCACGCCGGGCGCATCCTGATCGACCTCATCCCGCATGTGTACTCCACGGAGCGCATCGTGCGGGTTCTGGGGCCTGACGCACAGCCTCAGACGGTCCCGGTGAACACCCAGCAGCCTGTTCCGGTCATGGGCCCTGACGGCAAGCCGCAGGTCGATGAGCAGGGCAACCCGATGATGGCGGTCTATGAACTCGCCCTTGGGAAATATGACCTGGTGGTCAATGCTGGTCCCTCGTTCACGTCCCGCCGCGAGGAAGCGGCCACGCAGATGACGGAGCTTATCCGGGCGTTCCCGCCTGCGGCTGGCGTGCTCGGTGATCTGGTCGCCAAGAACATGGACTGGCCGGAACATGAGGAGGTCGCCAAGCGGCTGGCCTCGCTCAACCCGGCCAACCAGCAACAGGGTGGCGGTATCCCGCCACAGGTCCAACAGCAAATCCAGCAGGGCCAGCAGCAGATCGCGCAACTCACGGCTGAAAACCAGTCGATGAAGGCCGACACGGCGCTGAAGGCCAAGGAACTCCAGATCAAGGAGCAGGAAGCCCAGATCAAGGCTTTCGAGGCTCAGACCGACCGCATGAAGGTCGAAGCAGAACTTCGGATGCCGATGGCTCCGATGCCGGGCCAAGCACAGGGCAGCCCGAACTAAACCCCCAAGGGACACATGGACGACGAAGAGACCAATCTGGAGGCGGAAGCCCCGGAAGTCGATGACGTGCAGGACGATCAGGTCGATGACGACGAGGGCGCCGAGGGTGAAGACCCCGACGCAGAGCCCCCGGAGGAAGAGACTGACGAGGTTGACCTAGACGGGAAGAAGTACCGCATCCCGAAGGCTCTCAAGCCTCAGTTGATGATGCAGGCGGATTATACTCGCAAGACACAGGAATTGGCCGAACAGCGCCGCGAACTGGAACAACGTGCGGTCCAGCAATCGGAGGCGTCTGAAGCCGTCGTCAAGGCACATGCGAAAGCGGTAGCCCTCGACGAACGGCTGGCCGAGTATGAGACGATTGACTGGGATGCGTGGGAAAACCGCGTGTCGCAGCTTCGTGCTCAGGGGCGGATGGACGAGGCGCAAGCCGACGCGGAGGCCCTTCAATCGGCGTTCCGCACCCATCAACGCACGAAAGAAGCCCGGTTCCAGGCTGATCAAGAGATCGAACGGGCCAAGCAGACGGCGGCTATCGAGACGCAGCGCATTCGCGCCAAGCAGAACGAGGACGGCGCGGCGTACCTGCAAAAGCACAACATCCCGCTGACTCAGGAACTGGCCGACACGCTCGTGCGGTTCGGGACGCAGTTTGATTACTCCGAGGCCGAACTTCGGCAGGTGAGTGATCCGCGTTTCATCCGCGCCATGCACCGGCTCCACGAACTCGAGAAGGCGAGCAAGACGCAGCGCGTCGTCAGCACCCAACTCAAAGCGCAGGAAGTCCAGCCCGCCGTCAAGGTGAAGGGGTCCAACCCCACGCCCCCGGTCGGCCTGTCGGACAAGCTGAGCGACGAGGAATGGGTTCGGCGACGGAACGCCCAGGTCGCGAAACAGCGCCGGGGCTAACCCCTTCTCTGAAAGAACATCACCGTGAGCAACACGATCCTCACTCCTACGGCTGTGACGCGCGAGGCGCTTCGCATCCTGCACCAGAAGCTGAACTTCGTCGGGTCCATCGACCGCCAGTACGACGACAGCTTCGCCAAGTCGGGCGCCAAGATCGGCGACAGCCTCAAGATCAGGCTGCCGAACCGCTACACCGTCCGCACCGGCAAGACCATCGACGCGCAGGACACCAGCGAATCGAGCGTCACCCTGCAAGTCGCCACCCAGAAGGGTGTCGATGTGAACTTCTCCAGCGCCGAACTGACCCTGTCGCTGGACGACTTCTCCAAGCGGGTGCTGGAACCGGCCATGTCGGTTCTGGCCGCCAACATCGAGTCCGACGCGCTCTCCATGCGTCTGGACGTGTACAATCAGGTCAACAACATGGGCTCGGCCGCCACGCTGACCAAGCTCCTGTCCGGCCGCAAGATTCTGAACGACACCCTGACCCCGCTGGACAATCGCACGGCCCTGCTCAACACGCAGGACAACGTCGATATGATCACGGACCTCAAGGGTCTGTTCCAGGATCAGAAGGCCATCGCCTCGCAATACCGCGAGGGCATGATGGGTTACGCGGCGGGCTTCGACTTCGCCGAGAACACCCTGATCGCTGGCCTGACCCCCGGCGCTCGCGCGTCCTACCAACTGAACGGCGTGCCGTCCTCGGGCGCTACGTCGATCACGGTCAACACCGGCACCGGCTCGATTGCGCTTGGCGAAGTGTTCACCATCGCGGGCGTCTATCGCGTTCACCCGGAAACCAAGGTCTCGACCGGCGTTCTTCAGCAGTTCGTCGCCACCTCGGCCTATTCGGGAACCACCACGACCATCGCCTTCTCCCCGGCGCTGATCACCACGGGCGCGACGCAGAACTGTTCGGCCCTGCCGACCTCGACTGCGGCTGTGACCTTCGCTGGCACCGCCTCGACCGCCCACGGGCTGTCGCTGCTGTACCACAAGGAAGCGTTCACCTTCGCCACGGCTGATCTGGTCATGCCCAACGGCGTGGACTTTGCCTCGCGCAAGGTTCTGGACGGCATCTCGATGCGGATCGTGCGTCAGTACGACATCAACAACGACAACCTGCCGTGTCGTATCGACGTGCTCTACGGATACAAGACCATCCGTCCGCAGCTCGCCGTTCGCTTCGCCAACAACTAGCCGCCCCCCGGCTCTGGGGCGGGCTAGGGCTCGCCCCTTCTTTTCATGAAGGATACAGCAAATGGCTGTTGAATATCTCGGGACCAACGGTCCTGACGGAACCGTGGTCGGCCTTTCGGCGACTGATCTGGTCGGCTTCTACGGCGCCACTCCGGTGGCCCAACCCTCGGCCACTGCCCAAGGCGCCATCACTGACGCTTCGGGCGGTACTGCTGCGGCGACCAATGGCGTGCTGACCCTGACGGGTACGTACAACTCGGCCATTCTCGCCAACGCCATCGCCACGCTGGCCGCTCAGGGCAACGCTCTGCGCGCGGCTCTGGTGAGCGTCGGGATCATCAAGGGCTCCGCCTAAGATGAACATCATGGTTGCGGTCCCTTGCTATGACGGCAAGGTCTGTGTCGAAACGGTCAGGTCGCTCCTCAACGAGCAGATGGTCGCCTACGGCGCAGGCGTGGAGTTTCAGGCGGTGTTCCTTCCGGGGTGCAGCCTGATCACCCACGCTCGCAACCAGATGGCTTCGGACTTCCTGAAAAGCGAGGCGGATCGTCTGGTTTTCATCGACGCTGACGTGTCATGGGAACCGGGCGCTCTGGTCCGCCTCGCTGCTCACCCGGTGGACTTCGTCGGCGGCGCTTATCGGCTGAAGCAGGAGCCGGAATCCTACCCGGTCGGCTGGCTTGAACAGCCTGAACTGTGGGCTGATCCTGGCACCGGCCTGCTGGAAGTCGCCAGCGTTCCCGGCGGGTTTATGGCTCTCTCGCGCAAGGTGTTCGAACGCCTTGCTGACGCCCATCCGGGCCGGACCTACACCCACTATCAATTCGACGGTCACGCCTACTTCCATGCCCCGATTGAGGGCGGTCGGCTGTACGGCGAAGACACGGCGTTCTGCTACGACTGGCGCGCCATCGGCGGGCAAGTCTGGCTCGATCCTGAACTCAAGCTCACGCACACGGGCGGCTCTGTCGCCTACGCCGGACAGATCGGCGACTGGCTGCGCGGGCGTGTGGCGCAAGCCGCTTAAGGACATCACATGGCGCTGGACACCTACACGGGGCTCAAGGCCTCCGTAGCCGCATGGCTGCACCGCACGGACCTGACCAGCGTCATTCCTGACTTCATCACGCTGGCGGAGGCCGGGTTCGCCACGGGCATGCCGTCCATCGGCGTTGATCCGCTGCGCTCTGAGCGCATGGTGACGATCACCACCCTGACGGTCGATGCCGAGTTCGAGGCGGTCCCTGCGGACTTCGACGGCCCGATGAACATGACCCTGACGGATGATCAGGGCCACGTCGTGCCCATCGAGAACATCACGCCCGACAGCATGGATACGATGCGTGCGTCGCGTGACAGCCACTCAGGGCAGCCTCAGGCCTACTGCGTCTACAATCGGCAGCTTCGGTTTTCTCCGGTCCCTGACAAGGCCTACACGACCACCCTGACGTACTGGACGGCCATCCCCGCGCTGAGCGACAGCAACCCGAGCAACTGGGTGCTGGCGAACTACCCGAACGTCTATCTCTGGGGCACGCTCCTGCAAGCGGCGCCGTACCTGGTGGACGACGGGCGCATCGCGGTCTGGCAGTCCCGCTATCAGGAAGCCCTTGCTGGCCTCGCCATTGCCGAGCGCCTGAACCGGGGATCGCGCAACACGCCCGGGTTCCGGGCTGACGACATCCGCAATGTGCGGCGTCGCTATTTCAACATCAATCTGGGGGTCTGAATGGGCTCGATCCATGGTTCCGTGCCGTCAAGCATGGTGACGATTACGCCGTCCGACACGGTCAACAACCTCAACCTCTGCGGCCTCTATGTCGGCGTCGGCGGGACGGTGAAGGTCACGACCTCGAATGGCGATGTGGTGTCGTTTGTCGGCGTTCCAACCGGCAAGGATATCCTGCTGAACATCACGCAGGTCTGGTCGACCGGCACCACGGCCACCACCATGCTGGGATACAAGACCTAGCATGGTCGCGTTCGCGTTCGCCTCCGGGTTCGCCTTCCACCACGACGACAATCTGGTCGGCGGTGGCGGCGCGGCGGCGCTTCCATCGGATACCGCTGTTGAGCTGTGGTTCGACGATGTCGCCAACTACAGCTATCGGGCTGCTCGCAACGTCAAGGCGTCGACAACCCCGACGCTGAACATGATGACCTATCCGGCCAGCCAGATTCGCTCTGTGGCCGGAGGTGCGACGCTGACCCCCAACTATGACGGGGCGGGCGGAACGCGGGTTCAAATCCCTGCCTTGTCGACCTGCCAGTTTATCCAGACGACCATTCCCGGCTTCTCTGCGATGAACGGCCAGACCTGCACCATCGGGTTCCAATGGCAGCCGACCAGCGGCGCGCAGGCGTTCCGCTACGGCCAATCCAATGACTACGGATCGACCTCGGGCTCTGCGGCCTCGTTCGCCAAGGCGACGAAGACCTGGGTCTGGACCAGTGCTCAAAACCTCGTCCTGACCAGCCACGCCAGTTCCACGGTAGCCGCTGCTGGCGTTCCGGGCGCGTCCAGAACGTCCAACGTCTCGACGTTCACCACCACCACGGCGCACAACATCGTTGTCGGTCAGTCGGTGACGGTGTCGGGCGTGACCGACGCGACGTTCAACGGCACCTACACGGTCCTCACGGTCCCGACCTCGACTACGTTCACGGTCGCCAATACGGGCTCCAACGGGACCTCCGGTGCTGGCACGGTCGCCAAGCCGGTGGACATCATCGTCAAGGAGCTTCAGCTCTACGAGGGAACGAGCGTCCCGGCATGGTCGGCGGAGAACTTCGACTACCACGCCAAGTCCATTTACGCCTTCCCCAACAGCCTGCAAACGACCGGCGCGAGCGTCAACAACATCTCGCCGAACGCTTCGCGGATGGACGTGTTCTTCCCGGCCCAGACCACTGTCACGGCGGGAACGTTCATCCTCGCCATGGAGCCGGGGACCAGCATCCCGGCTGTCGAAATCCCATATGCGGTCCCAGCCATCGGGGCGGACCAGAGCCCGGCGGTTACATCGGCAAACTGGGGCTTTCTCGGCAAGGGTACGAGCGGGCGCTGGTCGCCTACGCCTGACAGCCAGATCACCGAGACAAGCTGCTTCGCCCTGCCGGGTTCGGGCCTGCAAATCTACACCTACCGGGTCGGGACGACGGCGGGGGTGTGCGGGTTCGTCAACGAGCTGAAGCTGCTCTACGAAAAGAACCTGATCACCTGGACCGGCGTTAATCTCAACGGCTGGATTCTGGGCGCCGATGGCTCCACGCGCAACTATTACCCGACCACGCGCACGGCTGACGCCAAATACTACACCCTTATCTGGATACCGCGCGAGTGCACGGACACCGAAGTCAAGTCAGCGGTGGCCTATGTGCGAAACGGTCTGGCGTCTCGCTCGGCCACGCCTGCCGCAATCGACATCTGCATTGCGCCGGGTGACAGTCTGACGGAGCGGGGTGTTCCGGTGAGCTGGCCCTACAGCATGGGGCTCAACACCAGCATTTCCCCGCGCTTCCGGGCCAAGGTCTGCGCCTACTCGGGAACGGGGTTCATGAACCCGGCGGTGACGCCGATGTTCCAGACGACCCTGACAAACGAGGTGCTGCCTGCGATTGCCGATTGCGTGACGGCAGGCATGAAGCCGATTGTCGGCCTGCTCGACGGGGCCAACGACTACGCCTATCTCTCAAAGCTGGCCGGTCAATCGCCCCCAACCACGATTGCCGGTTGGGACCTCGCCAAGACGGGCTGGGAAAACTACCGCGACCTCTGCTGGATTCCGTACATGCAGACGGTGCGGGCAGCGGACTCGTCGGTGAAGATTTTCGCCATGGACACCCTGCCGCGCGCCGATACCAACGCGGTGAACGCCAACTTCGAAACCCAAGGCCGGGGTCCGTGGAACACGTGGAAGCGGGCCAACTGGGCGACCTACGTTGACGGCTATGTCGACACCTCGGCTTCCACCCTGGTGGACTACGCCACCGCCAACGCCGCCGGGTACTACGACGCGGACAAGGTCCATCTGGTCGCGACGGGGCAGGCTTACCTCTCCTCGCTGATCCTGCCGATCTACACATCCATTCGATAGTCTGAAAGGGTCCGCCATTGGCTGACACCACGACGACCAATCTGGGGCTAACCAAGCCCGAGATTGGCGCCTCTGCGGATACGTGGGGCGACAAGCTCAACACTGATATGGACCTGATCGACGCTGGCGTGATGGTGCTTACGGGCGCCAACACCATGACCGGCGTTGTGAAGGGCGTCGCGCCGACGTCCGGCAGTGGCGGCTATGCCAGCTTCCGCGCGCCGCACGGCACGGCCCCGACGACGAACCTGACCAACGGCGACATCTGGTCGACGACCTCCGGGTTTTTCCATCGGGTCAATGGCGCGACCAAGACAGTGTCCTACCTTGAGGGCGGGACCTACACCGGGGAGCTGATCACTGCCGCAGCAACAACCGGCGGCGCGGGGATTCGCATTCCGCACGGCGCGGCGCCGACGAGCCCGGTAAACGGCCAAATCTGGACCACTACGGGCGGTCTGTATGCCCAGATCAATGGATCGACCCAAGGTCCCTATCTGGCGGCGGCGGGCTCGTTTCTCGCGGTCGCCAACAACCTCTCCGATCTGAACAACGTCGTCACGGCTCGGTCGAACATGGGCCTTGGCTCACTGGCTACGCTCTCGACCGTCAACAACAGCAACTGGTCTGGAACGGCGCTAGCCGCGACCAACGGCGGCACGGGACAAACGTCCTTTGCGGTGGGCGATCTCCTCTATGCCTCCACGACCACGGCTATCTCCAAGCTGGCGGACGTGGCGACGGGGAACGCGCTGATCTCTGGCGGCGTAGGCATCGCGCCGTCTTACGGCAAGATTGGGCTGACCACTCACGTTTCAGGCACGCTGCCCGAGGCCAACGGCGGGACCGGGATTACTGCTCTGGGAACCGGCGTCGCTACGTTCCTCGGCACGCCGTCGAGCGCCAACCTGGCGGCAGCTGTGACGGGCGAAACCGGCTCAGGGGCGCTGGTGTTCGCTACGTCCCCGACTCTGGTCACGCCGGACCTTGGAACGCCGTCGGCGGGCGTCCTGACGAACGCTACGGGCCTTCCAGTGGCCACGGGGATCAGCGGGCTTGGAACGGGTGTCGCGGCTTTCCTTGCGACCCCCAGCAGCGCCAACCTCCGCACGGCCCTGACCGATGAAACAGGCACGGGCTCGGCTGTGTTTGCTACGTCGCCCACGCTGGTTACGCCTGCTCTTGGCACGCCCTCTGCGCTGGTCCTGACCAACGCGACCGGCCTTCCCATGACCACAGGCGTTACGGGCACACTGCCCATTGCCAACGGCGGGACTGGCGGGGCGACGGCCTCGGCTGCCAAGGCGGCCCTTGGCATGGGCAACATGGCCGATCAGGCGGCGGGCTCGGTCAACATCACGGGCGGTTCGATTTCCGGTATTACCGATCTGGCCGTTGCTGACGGTGGAACGGGCGCCTCCACGGCTCCCGCCGCGCGCATCAATCTCGGCATCATGTTCGGCTATTGGGATGGTGCGAGCCAAACCGTGACGAACGGGTTCACGATCGCGAAGAACTCGACCGGGTCATATACCATCACGCTGTCGTCGGCTGCGTCCGCTGCTGATCAGTGGGGCTACGTCATCACGACGGCGACCAACTCCACAAATACGGGCCACTTCACGGGGGCCAACGATCAGCCGGGCTCGAAAACGAGCAGCGCAGCGACGTTCATCACGCGGGATGCGGACAACAGCCAGCGCGACCCGTCAAACTTCTCCGTGATTGTGTTCGTGCATAGCTAATGCTCCTCGACGTCAATCTCCCCCCCGGCATCTTCGCCAACGGCACGCCACGGCAGGCCAAGGGACGATACCGCCTTTGCAGCCTCGTGCGCTGGCCGGACGGGACCAACCTCCAGCCGGTCGGCGGATGGGTTGACCGGACCACGGGCGGAACGGCGACGGTCACGGGTGCTGCGCGAGCCTGCATCACGTGGAGCGAGAACAACTCAACCCGTTGGATCGGCATCGGGACGCATTCGAACCTCTACGCCCAAAGCCCGTCCGGCGCGATCTCCGACATCACCCCGAGCGGGTTCACGGCGGGCTCTGCGGACGCGACCACGGGCGGGGGCTACGGTTCTGGTTACTACGGGACCGGCGCCTATGGAACGGCCCGCCCTGACAGCGCCACCATCACCCCGGCGAGTGTCTGGACCCTCGATACCTGGGGGCAATACATGGTCGGCTGCATGGAAGGCGACGGGAAGCTCTACGAGTGGACGCTTTCCACCGGCACGGCTGCTGCGGTCATCACCAACGCCCCCACAGGCTGCTCTGGTCTGGTGGTCACCGATGAGCGGTTCATCTTCGCCCTCAAGAACCGCACGGTCTACTGGTGCGATCAGGGCAACAACACCGACTGGACGGCGAGCGCGACCGATCAGGCGGGCGATCAGGATTTGGACACCCATGGTCGCCTGATGTGCGGTCGGGCGGTGACGGGCGGCACGCTGGTGTTCACCACGGCGGACGTCTGGATTGCCCGCTATCAGGGCCTGCCGACCGTCTACGGGTTCTACAAGGTGGGGTCGGACTGCGGCCCGGTATCGAAGGGCTCGCCCGTCTCGCTGGACAGCCGGTGCGTCTGGATGGGGAGCAACAGCTTCTACATCTACGACGGCTACACCCAGGCTCTTCCCTGCGAGATCGCGGACTACATCTTTTCGAACATCAACACCCAGCAGATCAGCAAGGTTACGGGCTGGCACAACACCGGGTTCAACGAAATCTGGTGGCACTATCCGTCCGGCGCTTCGAACGAAAACGACCGCTACGTCGTGTGGAACTACCAGCGCAACATCTGGTACATGGGCGAGCTTTCCCGCCTCTGTGGCAACGCTTCCGGCGTGTTCAAGTATCCCATCCTCGTGGATGCGTCGGGCGTCGTCTACGAGCACGAACAGGGCTGGGACTGGGGCGGCGACGTTCCCTATGCCCGCACCGGGCCGATGGACTGGGCGGGCGACCTTGGAGGCTCTGACAACCGTATGGTGGTCAAGGGCTTTGTCGGTGACGAAGCGGTGCAGGGTCAGTCAGAAGTGACCTTCTACGGCTACGAGTGGCCGAACGCTTCGCCCGCAACGTTTGGGCCCTACGCCATCACCACGGCGCCGGTCGACGTGCTGTTCACGACGCGGCTCCTTGAGATGCAGATCGACATTACCGAGCCCGTCGACGCGCGGGCAGGCATCTACCAGATCGACATCGAGAAGGGTTCGCGCCGATGAACCTTCCCAAGCCGCCGACTGCCTACAACGTCGGAAACGAGGCGCAGACCCGGTCCCAACTGGAGATCGAGGACGCCAAGAACCACAAGAAGTTCACTGACATCGAGGTCGGGAAGAACTGTCGGGTGATCATGACCGATACCGTGGACGGCCTGCGCTATTCGCTGACGGTCGTGAGCGGCGTTCTGACCGTGACCGCCGTTTGACCAAGGAAGAGATGCTTCAGGCGGCATTGGCTGACGCGGGCAACCGCTGGACGGTCGAGGCCGTGCTGCAAGAGGTCGAGGCGGGCGAGGCTCACTTGTGGGTTTTCCCGGCCTCGGTCGTTGTTACCCGGTTCGTCGATGAGCCCGCCGGGAAAACGTTCTTCTACTGGCTGGCCGGTGGGGACCTGGACGAAATCAAACAGATGGAACCGCGCATGTCCGAATGGGGCAAGGCGCAGGGCTGCAACAGAAAAATGCTCGCGGGCCGCGCCGGTTGGCAACGTGCTCTCGGGTGGCAACGGGTCGGCGTCGTGCTGGCGGAGGTTATGGAATGAGCATCAGTTTCGGCGCGAGCAAGTCGTCGTCCAAGACGTCGCAGACGGCTAACAAGGAGACGAAGGCGCTCTTTAACCCGCTGTTTCAGCAGTCGCAGGCGCTGAACAATCAGTCGTTCACGCCGTATTCCGGTCAGCTCTCGCAGGGCATGACGCAGGATCAGACGGACGCGCGGAACATGCTGCAACAGGGTACGGGCGCTGACACTACTCAGGCCGGGATCGGGGCCGCGCAAGGCCTTCTCGGCTATCAGCCCAACCAGATCAATGCGCCGTCTGTCATCCCGGCGTCTGTGGCCGATCCGAAGGGCTATCAGGCCTCCACGGTCAACCAGACGGCGCAGGCGCAGGGGCAGGGCTATCGTCCGACCATGGCGCAGGCGACGCAGGCCGGGCCGACGATGCAGGCCGGAGCCGCGCAGGTCGACCGCTCGCAGGTCCAAAATCTCAACCCGCAATCCTTCGCGGGCTCTGACCTGTCGGCCTATACCAACCCGTACGAACAACAGGTAGTCGACAACACGCTAGCCGATATCGAGCGTCAGCGCCAAATGGCGGTCAACAATCAGGCCGGGCAGTTCACGCAGTCAGGGGCCTTCGGTGGCTCGCGTCAGGGTGTGGCGGATAGTCTGACCAATGAGGCCTATGGGCGCACGGCGGCCAGCACGGCAGCCCAACTGCGCCAACAGGGCTACGACACCGCCTCAGGCCTGCTCAACACCGACATCAACCGCAACATGCAGGCGCAGGGCGCCAATCAGGCGGCGGACCTGTCTGTCTATGGTCAGAACGCGGGCTACAACCAGCAAGCCAACCTGACCAATGCGGCGGCGATCAATCAGGGCCAGCAGTTCAACGCGGGTCTTCGGCAGGATACGAACCTGTCCAACCAGAATGCAGCCAACCAGGCGGGCGCGTTCGGCGCTTCCGCGCGCAATCAGGCCAGCTCGCAAAACGCTTCGGCCCTCAACCAGATGGGCCAGTTCAACGCCGGTCAGATGCAGCAGGCGAACCAGTACGGCGCCGACGCGGCCAACCAGTTCCAACTGACCAACGCCGGGTATCAGCAGCAGGCGGGCCTCGCCAACCAGAACGCCAACCTGTCGGCCCAACAGTCCAACCAGTCGGCTGGCCTGCAAGGCAACGCGCAACAGCTTCAGGCGGCTGGCCTTCTGGGCAGCCTTGGGGCGCAGCAGCAGCAAATGGGCCTGCTCGACGCGAACGCGCTGAACACGTTCGGCACGCAGCAGCAGGACCTCCAGCAACAGGCGCTGGATCGCCAGTATCAACAGTACCTGCTGCAACAGGGCTACACCCAACAGCAAATCCAAAACAACATGGGCCTGCTAGGGTCTATTCCGAACCTCTACGCCGGGGCGACCCAGAAGGGTAGCGGAACAAATGTCGGCGTCTCCGCCAGCTATGGGAAGGGCTAATCATGGGCCGCATCTATCAGGCGCTTGATCGGTTTCTGCCGTTCGACCGCTACCTTGATCCGCTGTTTGGGGGACAGCAACAGGGCGTGCCCATGGCTCCCCCGATGCGCCAGCAAGCCGCTCCGGGAATTGATCCGGTGATGGGCTTCCCGTCCATGCCGCAGGTTCCCCAAGCCCCTCAGATAGCCCCCCAGACGCCACAGCGAGCCGTTCCTCGCAAGGGCGAGCGCGTCAGCCCGTGGCGGGTGCTCGATGGCGTGTTCGGCGGCAAGACGTTCACGGAGTCTCTGGACGCGGAACGGGCTCGTCCGCAGGAAATGGCCGCGCGTGAACAACGTCAGCAGCAAATCCAGCAGTTCGCGCAGACATTGCCAGAACACGAGCAGCCGATGTTCCTTCTCGACCCGGAGGGGTGGCTGAAGAAGAACGCTGATAGGTTTGCACCGCAGGACCCGAGCGTTGTCGGCGGGGCCATGGTCGCGCCGACCTACGGCCCGCAAGGGTGGTCAGCGGCCCCCATCTACACCGCCCCGGAAAAGCCTCCCGAGGCCAAGCCCGGCGGCAAGTGGGAGAAGGGGCCCGACGCCTGGTATTGGGTTCCCGATGATGGCGCGACCCCGCCGAAGCGTGGCCCGGCTCTTGGCGCGGCTCCTCGGACGTTCGCACCGCCTCGGGTGGGCGGTTCTGGCAGAAGGGCGCCAGCCGCGCCGTCCGTTAGCGTTCCCTCTGGCTTTGTACTGGACTAGGCAGAATGGCTAAACAACCGATCATCGAAGGTCAGACTGCGACAAACCCGCAGACGGGGCAGCGGATCATCAACAGGGGCGGCAAGTGGTATCCGCTGGACCGCGATCCGGGTGGCGCGGGCGTCGCCTCTGCACCGGACGCGCCGATGGCTCCGCTCACTCCGGGCTCTGAAAGCCGCACCCGGCTTGCGCTAGGCCTCGGGCCAGCGATTGAAGCGCAGAAGCAGTTCTACAAATCCGAGGGCTGGAAGCCGCCGGTTCCGGGGCGTCCGGGCAGTTCGACCGTCGGGAGAAATCCGTTCAATACGGATTGGGGCGCCAGGATGCTGGAGTCCGTGCCGTTCGATAATGGTGCGATTGCGCGAGCGGCGGGCGGTCAGGATTATCAGGACTACGAACAGGCGTCGAAGTCGTTTGAAAGCGCCTTCCTGCCGATCCTGTCTGGCGCTGCGGTGACGCCGAGTGAGGCGCAGCGCATGATCCGCGCCAATCTTCCGCAGATCAATGACACGCCGGAAACGCTTGCCAAGAAGGCGCGCAATCGGGCGATGATGATCAACGCGGCGGCTGATCTGGCTGGGAAGCCGCGACCGTTCCCGAAGATCGGCATCATGGATTTGGGTGGTGGCGCGACGCCTGCTGGGACGCCGCCTACAACTGCTCCGGCCACCGCTCCTCGCAAACCCTCTACGGCCCGCGTGGTCGGCTTCACTCCCACCGGGGGCTAAAACATGCCGCGTGGCATCTACAAGGTTCAGACTGACCACGGCGTCTATGACGTTGAGGCCGATAGCGAGGCCGAAGCCATTGCGGCTGTTCAGGCGGACCTGAAGCCCGGCACTGGCGGCGCTGTCTATGGCGACACGCAACAGCCCGTCACAGCCGGGCAGGAGCGGGCGCTGCAAGCCATGGGGGGCATCAACAGCGCCGTTCCAGTCGGTGCGGGCAATAACCCCCGCTTTCAGGCTCCGGGCGGTCCTGCGCCTGATACGGGGACCTATATCGACCCGCGCGGCCAGACGATGCAGCATGATGCGCGCCCGATCAGCGAAACGCTCATGGCGACGGCTGGTCGCGCTGGCCTGCGGGCTATTCCCGGCCTGAACCTTGTGGCGCCGAGTCTGGCCCGTCAGGCGTTTCCGAGCGGGGCCAATGATGCGGCGGAGAGCGGCTTTGCGTCCGGCCTGCTCCTCGGGGGCAAGAACGAGCTTGGGGCCATCCCACAAGGCCTGCAATCCATGGCGCGGGGCCAAGGCTTCAGCGCGGGTTTCGACCCGGCTGTGGCCGCCGCCGACGTGCAGGACGCCGAGCTGCGAGGCAACCATCCTTACGCCTACTATGGCGGCGGGGCGGCGGGGACGGTGGGGTCGGCTCTGATCGCCCCGGAAATCAAGGGCGCCGGGGCTCTGGTGAAGGGCGCCAACATCGCGCTCGATACCGGAACGGCAGCCCTTGGGGGCGCGCTGTCGTCCGATCAGGGCGAGCGTATGCAAGGCGCACTCATGGGCGCAGGCTTGGCGCTCCCGCTCTCTCGCGCCATGCGGGGACGTGTGGCCCCGAGGAAGGGCGTTCCGCAGATCAGCGACCAGCGTCTGTTGCTTGACCGTGGCGTCATGCTTACGCCGGGCCAGTTGGCGGGCGGGCCCCTCAAGGGGTTTGAGGATGCGTTCACATCGTTCCCCATCGCGGGTGATGTTGCTGCTGGCGCGCAACGTGAAAGCGTCAAGACGTTCAATCAGGGCGCCATCAACACGGCTCTTGGCGAGATCGGTGCCGAACTTCCCAAGGGGATCAACGCGGGGTTTGATTCCGTTGACCATGCGTCCAACGTGATCTCCGGGGAATATGACCGGATCGTCGACCCCCTGACCGTCACCGCTACGCCAGACCTTGCGGCGGAACTCCAGCGCCTTAAGGACGCCGCGAACGAGTATCCTGATGGCGTGGCGGCGGCGATCAAATCCATCATTGCTCAACGCATCGAAAAGCCGTTTGCCAATGGCGCGGTTGACGGTCGGACGTGGAAGAAGATCGACGCTGACCTGGCTCACAAGGTGCGCGCCTATAACCGCTCGTCAGAGCCGCTGAACCATGACGCGGCCGATCTGATCGACGAAGCCCGAAACGCCATCCGCGACGCGCTTGCTGCGTCTAATCCAGGTGCGCGTGAGGAAATCAACAAGGTCAACCACGCCTTCGCCAACCTCGTGCGTATCCAGCGCGCTGCTCGTCGTGCGCCTGATGGCGTGTTCTCGCCCGCCCAGCTTCGCAATGCCGTGCTGGCCGAAGATAGCTCTGTTCGCGGCGCCGCTGCGTCCAAGGGTAAGGCGCTGATGCAGGACTATGCCAATGCTGGCTACAACGTCCTGCCCAACAAAACCCCGGACAGCGGAACGCCTCGTCGCATGATGGTCAACGCGGCGGCTCTGGCGACGGGCGGAGCGGCGGCGGGAGCGCACGCGATCAACCCGCTGGCGGTTCTTCCCCCGGCGCTTATGGCCGCGCCCTATCTTCCGGGTGTTCGGAACATCGTGTCGGGTATCGCCAAGAACGCTCCCCGCATCAGCGACGACATTGCCCGGCTCCCCGGAGCCAAAAGGGCTCACGCGATCACGCGGAGAGGCGTCCCGCGCCTCGTAGGCATGGCCGCTGGCCGCAACTAGAGCTTCAGCGAAGAGGCGATAACGGCCAGCAAGGCAATCAGCCCCAGGCCGATGCGAACACCCCAGAAAATCCAGCGCCAATCGAGCGAGGACTTGCGGGGCGGAGGTCCGTCTACGACCTCGAACTCAGCGTCGATGATCTTCTTCATCCGCGCATCATAGTCGGCTCCCCGAAGGCTGTCACCTCCGGGGGCCACGACCTGACTGAGTAAGCAGCAAGGCCGCGTCACGCGTGACAGGCCCTTCTCAGTCTCAACCCCTTAATGGCGAGTAAGCGTCATCGGATTGAACCGATGGCCTTTGACGGGAGCTACATGATGGAATTGCGTGACAAAGCAGTCGGAGGCGCGGCGGTTGTCGAGTTCTGCATCCGTCAGATTGAGCACGAGCTAGCCGCTGCTCGTGCGGAGGCTGAGGGGCGGGGCCTTCCGTCCGTAGTGGATGGAATCCATACCGCGCAACGGGCTGTCCACAAGGCGCACCGCAGGCTTGAAGAGTTGAGGGCTATTCTGGCGGATGCTGTCGGCTCGCCGGTCGCGTCACGTTCCGGTGGCGACGCCGACGACAAGGACCCGCCGAACCCGTGAGCGGCCACAACATCACCACGGCCTTCATGATCGGGACTGCGGTCATGTTCGCCGTGTGCTGGAGCGCCGTGCTGTTCAGGCGCGAGGCTTTGGAAATCGCCGGGGCGGGAGCGGTGCTGTTCCTGTTCACAGTCATATCCCGCATCTGGTCGGCCAATACGGACATGCCGATTTCGGCGGCTCCGTGGCCGGTTCAGGACACGATCTGCGGGCTGTTGGCCGTGGGCCTCTACATGAAACACAAAGAGCCTTGGAAACTCGCCCTGGCGCTTTGCTTCGGGGCCCAGTGCGCGGCTCACGTTGTCTACTGGTGGGTTGTCGCGACGGGAACGGCGAGCTGGCGCCAGACCGTTGATTATCTCTGGGTCATCAATCCGTTCTTCGCCTTGGAACTGCTGATCCTCACAGGGGCGGGAGGACGGCACATTGCTAGCTATGTTCTTGATCGCCTGCGGGTGTTTTCTGGTTCTGATCCGTTCGCTGATCAGGGCATTGCGAGGGGGCGATGAGCGAAAAGACCGGGACCGAGGTTCTCCTTGAAAAACTGGAAGAGGTTTCTCGGGATCACAGCCGCAGGATCGGAGCGATTGAGCGGACGATCTGGTGGGCCATTGGGGCGGTGGCTGGTGTCGCTGGTCTGGCGGGCTCGATCATGAGTGGGGTTCTCAAGAGGATGGTGACGTGAAGTTTCCCAACACCCGCTCGATTTCGCACGTGGCGCCCATCGGCCTGCTTGGCCTCGCCCTGATGGCCCTGCTGTTCCATGAGCTTCCAGCGTCTAACCGGGAGATCGTGACAGCGATTGTGTCAGGGCTTCTGGGGTTCCTGTCTCGTCCTACGACTACGACGAAAGAGCCTACGCCTTAGGAGGTGCTGTTACGGTGGAGACGGTGGGGGGTTAGGGGTGGCCTAGCCAACGCACTCATGGTCTAGGGCATAGTCTTTTAACGCCTGATCCCAGTTGCACTTTTCGCAAATCAGCCGGTTGACCTCAGCGTAATGCAGAACCCGGTCGCGCCCGCAATTTTCGCAGGGCGCCCCCGAATAATCAGCGCCCAGAACATGTGACCAATGGTCGGGCTCATCTGATCTGGCGGCAGGGTTCCACATCAAAGAGGCGCCATGCTCAGGGTGTCCATTTGAGGACACGGGAGGGTGGGGTTGATCTGCCATAATCCTTCTCCTCCTTAAGTATAGACCTGTAGGAAGGGGCCTCCGGGGTGGTGGGTGTTGCGGGCCGGGCTCGATACCGGCTGCGGGTGAGGGGCTAACCATTTTCACCCAGCGCGCTCCACTACGACGACCGTGCACGGCTCCGAAGTTTAGCACCCATGGCCGCGTGTCCTTCCACGCCGCCGCAACCCTGTTGTTTTAGCCGAAAACGTGATACGATTCAAGACTCTAAGCGAGGATGACGCATGACCTACGCGCTGGGCGCAAAGTCCCTTGAACGTCTCGCAGGCGTTCACCCCGATCTGGTCCGCGTCGTCAAGCTGGCGATCCAGAAAACCACGCAGGACTTCACCGTCACCGAAGGGCTGAGAACCAAGGCCCGGCAGGTCTATCTCGTCCAGATCGGCAAGTCGAAGACCATGAACTCCCGCCACATCACCGGCCACGCGGTTGACCTGGCCCCCGTCGTCAACGGCTCGATCTCATGGGATTGGGACCACTTCTGGCCCATCGTCACGGCTATGGAGGCGGCGGCGAAGGATCTGAACGTTCCGATTGAAGCGGGCGCCCGGTGGCGCAGTTTTCCAGATGGTCCCCATTACCAGCTCGATTGGAAGTCCTATCCTGCATGATCTCGCGGATGACCACTCCAACGCGCCGCATCTCCTCAACACTGAGCCGGTCGCCCCGAGCGAAGTTGCAGGGCGCACAGGCGGGCAGAACGTTGCCCTTCACGTGCGCCTTGGAATTGTCGATGCGGTCCAGTCCTCGCGGCGCGGCGTCGGTTCCGCAATACGTGCACGGTAGCTGAATGACGGCCAGCAGCTCGTCAGTTGTGAAGTCGCAAGCGTCGATCTTTGCGTATGCCTTCCTAAGTTGGATGGCTCGGCCCTTGTCGGTGCGCCCATATCGGCGCGTTACAATGCGGCGCTTGTCTCGCTGCTCGGGAGACATCTCAGACCACCGCTCGCGGCTCCGGTCGCGTCCCTTCTTTCGAGCCGCATGGCACGCTCGACATTCGTATGAAATTCCGAGCGGGCGACTTTTTTCTCGGCCAAAGAACTCGGGTGTTGCGGGCCTCTCTTGGTCGCACCGGAAGCAAATTCGGTGGCCGGGTAGGTTGGCTTTTCGGCGCGTCGTTTTCATAGGAGAGAGTCGCATGGTCCGCACACAAATACAATACGGCCCGCACTATCAGCTTCCTTGGGCGAGTTACCCGAAATGAACTGGCCTCCCTCCCTATCCCGTCTCTCTATCTGGGAGATAGCTTTGGTTGGAGTAGCTGGTGGGGTGGCTGTTCTGATCGGGGTGGCGTTGGTTGGGTATTGGGTGACGCGGTGAGTGGGCGGCGGCTTTGTGATGCAGGCCGGAATTGCACCGGCTTGGGACGCAATGGCGCCAGCGATCTAAACCGCCCATGCACCCGAGCCGCCGCCCGGTAGACCCTGACTTGGGAGCCGGATGGCTCTCTTTTTCATGTGGCGCGTCAGGTGCTCCTGACGTTCTGGATTTGCGGTCCAGCGGGTCGCAACCCACGCCCTAGTCCCACAAGGGAACGCTCCCCTTATCGCACGTTTCATGTTAGGATTCAACATGTTCGGCCTTCCTAACCCCTACCTAATCGGAGGCGTCTCGCTTGTCATAGCGGGGGCTATCGGGTTCGGAGCTGTTCAGACATCCAGGTTGAACCACGCCAAGGCTGATCTGGTCGAAACCCGCGCTGAACTCCTCAAGGCCGCAGGAGCCCTCAGGACGGCTTCGGAGGCCATCCGGGGCCGTGACGCCCTGCTGGTCGAGAACGGCGCTCACGAAGCGTCTGACGCGGGAGAACTGGCCTCCGCACTCAAGGGAAACATTCGCGATGCGTTTCAAGCTGGCCGCGCCTCTGTGCGCTGCGATGGTAGTCAGCCTTCCGGGGTGCGCGACCTTAGGGCTCTCTGGGAAGCCGGGGCCTATCGCCCCGCCTCCGCAAGTTCCTCCGGCGAGCGTGTGCGCTCCGATTGATCCCGAGCCCGCCCCGCCTGAGGGGATAGACCTGTCCAGCCTCCCGCCCGCTCTGGTCCAGTGGATATTTACCGAGGAGCTTCCTTGGGGCCGGACCCTGGCGAAGCGCACAGAGCAGAGCCAGAAGCACTATGGGTGCTAATCGGCCAGCATCGCCATGGCCCGCTTGCCTGCCTCCGTCGGCTCAAAGATTGTCACATCAATCCATGTGATCGGGTCAATGCGGCGGCGCTCTGATCGCTTAGCCATTAACCCATCCATTTCCAGTGCATAGAGCGCATATCCCAATGTCCCAACGGCGACATTGGACAAGGGGTGAAGTTCGCCGCCGCCCATCCGCAGGGCGACTTCACGGTAATCGGGCGGAACATATTTTTCCGTTGTCGCAATAACTCTGCCGCTCTTCATTCGGCGCGCGATAACGGGGACGACAGCCACTCCAAAGCCGATGCCGATTACGAACATCACCAGCATCTCGCCTACGAATAAAACCAGTGCCATTTTGTTTCCAATTCAATTCCTTGGGCCCGTCAGAACGCTGTCAGGCTTGATCAGGCGGCGAGGTGGTGTGAGGGGCTAGGGCTTTGAGAACCGCCCTCGCCGACGCAATGCAAAGCTGGTGATCAGCTCCGATGTCCGGCGATGCGATGTGCTTGGGCCACGGAGAACGCTTAATGATCGTTTCCGCGTATGGCCCCCACGCCTCGCGCACCCGCGCTTCCCAGATCACCCGGCCAACCTCGAACACGGACAAAAGGGCTCCCTGTTCAGGGTGTCCATTTGACACGGTAGGTTGGGGTTGATCGGCCATTTATTCTTCCTCCAGAGAGCGGAACAGGGCGAGGAGAACAGCGAGGGATGGGGTCGAGGCGTAGCTGTATCCGCCCTCCAACGTCAGGATTGCGGCGAACATTCCGGGCTGATCGTCGGACGTGCAGATCAGCCAATGCGTCCCCGGAAGCTTCTCCCCTACAAGAGCAAGGGCAGCGTCTAGAGAGCCAACGAGGTCTGGAATGGTGAGGGCGCGGTTTCCGCTAGGGTCGAAGGCGGCCCCATCCCGGGTCGTCCACCCAAGCGCCAGCAAGATGTCGGCGTTCAGATCAACGTCGGGCCCCGTAGCCTTTTCCAGCCTGGAGATGATGTCGGCGTGTCGCTCTTGAGGCGACACGATAGGCAAGGGTTGATCGGCCATATTTCTTCCTCATCCAGTATGTAGGGTAGTTGTCTAGGCGGGCTTGGCCTTCTTGATCCGAACGTCGTGGTGCATGTCGGGATAGGCCGTCACGATAACCCATTCGTCGGGGTCGGCGGGCGAGGTCGAGTAGGACAGGCGGAACCTGTAGTCGTAGTTTCCGATCAGGGCGCCGTGCGACAGACGGTCGATGACCTTCTGCTTGTTCCGTTCCCGGCACTCGATCTCGACGGACAGGTAAGTCCCGCTGCGCCAGCGCGCCGACACATCCACCATCATCGGCTTCAATGTCTCGCTCACCGCATAGACGAGCGTCGAAAGCGCGCCGTGAACGGACAGAAGGTTTGGTATCTCACTCATTTCCGTCATCTCCTGTAGGGTAGGGAAAGCCGCTAGGCGGTGATGGCGACTATTGCCAGCCGCTCAGCCTCGGCAATGCAGCAATTTTCCAGCAGGCTCTGAAGGATTTCCGCAAGACGAAGCTGCCGTTCGGTTGCGTTCCGAAGAAGGTTCCGATTCGTGCGAGACCCAGATTCGGAACGAATAATTCTCCTGGCGATGAAGCAATCATGGCGGTCGGCGGCGGTCATGTGGGTTGCTCCCTGCTGTTGAATTATGTATTACAGCGGTATGGATAAGCCGTCAAGCGATGTAACACAAAAATCACGGGGCCGCCCATCGCGGGGTCAGGGCTCGATTGTAAACGTCCGGCTGTCGCCCGACCTTCGCGCCCGCGTCGATACCTGGGCCGCTGAATCCGATCCGCCTGCATCGCGCTCCGAAGCCATCCGGCAGCTCATCGAACAAGGCCTCACCCGAACCCCTCGCTAAGCCCCTTCCTCCTAATAGAGGAGGGAAGAGAAGGTTTGACACTTCGGCGCTGTCTCTTTGCAGGGTTAGGGGCTCTCCGGGAGGTTTGACACTGCTAGAGCGTTGATTTGCTTGATGGCGTAGGAGACGTCAGCAAGCTTGAAGGATCGCGGCGCCCGGCTCACGTCAAAGGGGCTCCGTGGTGGAGGGGGTAGGAAGAACAACAGGAATGCCTGCGGAGACGGCGCGGCGAACCATGTCCGCAGTGCCCCGGCCTCCGGGGAAAGCGACGACCAGATCGGGCTTGCCTTCGTCAATCATCCGCTGGTTTCTGATAGGCCCAGCGGCGCGGCCATGCGCGTGCCAGTCGGCGCGGAACGGGGCGTGCTTGATCCCCATCATTTCAGCCCAGATCATGCCCTCATGGTCGGCGTCCGTGGCGCATCCGTGAATGACGCAGGAGAACGGCCCGCGCGCGGCATTGAGGTTGAGCAGGGTGCTGTAGATGAAGTCCTGATCGGTGAAGTCGCGCCCACCACAGACAAGAAGGCGCGGGTGGGCGGGGTGTCCGTTTGGGGACACGGATGGCCGGGGTTGATCTGAGCCCATTCCTTCTTCTTCATCTGACATATTCACTCCCCCTGAAGGTTGGTTGGGAACAAGTCCTCGATACCTGGCGCTTGCGTTCTCAGGTCGATGTCTTCGCGGAAGGCATTGAAAACGGACCCATCATGGTCTCGCCACGCAATGCTTCGCACCATGGCCCTCAGCCTCTCAACCTCTCCCCGTAGACGGGTGATCTCAGCGTCTGAAAGGTCGATGGCGCACGGAAGGCAGGACACGGCTCGTTTATCGCCGCTGAATTGCTCGCCACAGTGGACGCACTTGCAGAAGTAGTTGCCGGGCGCGAAGCCGCCTAAGCGACAAGGCCGCCGCTCAACGATGTCTTTCTCTTCACTCATGGTGTCCTCAGGTTTTTGGCCGAACCGGGCCTTGCTGGCGTCAGTGTGTGGACGTAGGGCCCCTACCCCACGCCATCAGGGGCGAAGGTCCGGATAGTGAGCCCACAAGGCGGCCAGCGAGGTCTCGGCGCAGGTGTGCGTGATCCAGACGCCGCCCATCTCGATCCAGCGGTGGCGGTGCTGATGCCAGTCGTCGATGAGCACGTCGCCGGGCTTGGCGTGGTCGCGCTTGTCGGCGCTTCGGCAGGTGATCACGGGAACGCCGGGGAAGTGCTCGTTGGCCCACGCCACCTTCTGCGCTTGCGCCCAGTCGCCTCGCGGGCAACCCGTGATGATCGTCGGGCTCAGGTGCTTAACGCCTTCGTATAGGTCGGCGGCGTCACCCATGAGCGGGAGGTTCCGGTAGAAGTCGCCCTTGCTCTCCAGCCGCCGCCAAAACTCCGCAGAGCCCATTTCCTTTTCGGCAACGCGCGGGTTCATTCCGAAGTAGTCGTGCGCATAGGTGTCGAAGTCGGCCAGAACGCCGTCGCAGTCCAAAAACACGGTGGGAGTTTCAGAGGTCACGTTCTCTTTCTTCCTTCTGTATCGGGGCGCGAGTTACCGCGCATCGCCGGGGGTTCAACCTGTCTATTCTAGCATAAAACCTTGAAACAGCGTAGATTTCACTCAGTGTGTGGACGCAAACGCGCCATCAGGATCATGGCTCGGGAGCGCTTTGCATTTTTTGCAAATTGCCCTCTGGCTTGGGAGCGGCGGACAGGAGGGCGGCGATATACGACTGCGCCACCGCTATGCTTTCGGGAACGTCATCGCCGACCAACCAGACAACATGGCAACCATCGTTGTGGGGCTTCGGGATTTCGGCGAGCGCGCGCGCTGCCGTCTCTGCCAGTTCCCGCCACCCCGACAAGAGGGCTCCCTGTTCAGGGTGGCCAGTTGCCACGGAGGGGAGGGGTTGATCTGAACCCTCATCTCCCCTTAGGGGCTGATCTGCGAGAAGGGCCAGGATTGCGTCGGCCATGTCTTGCATCGCGCACCCGTCTGGGTGGGTCGGTTTTGCCGAGCCTTCGCCGTGGGCATACAGCGTCAAGGGCATGTGAGGCCGGATCGCATTAACGATCTTTTGCCGCCCCAACCTCTCTCTCGCGTCTCTGTTGGTCGTTGAGGTCATGAGTAAGATTTCCTTTGGCCGAATAGGTTGCGGCTAGAGTGTGTGTGGACGCGAAGACGCGCCATCAGATCATCGCGCTAATCACAGCGCGTCCGAGGATTTCTGGAATCTGCGGGACGACGGCGT